AACGTCCGGGCCGTAACCCGAAGACGGGGGAAGATATTCCCATTACAGCCCGCCGCGTGGTGACCTTCAGACCCGGACAGAAGTTAAAAAGCCGTGTCGAAAACGCAACGCCCAAAGCAGAGTAATTGAACTAACTAAAAAGGCCGCTGATGCGGCCTTTTTTCTTTGCTCTCTCGCATATCCGCCGTAAAATCAATGACATCTCCCACATGAAAACAAAGCCCATGCATGATTATGCCTCTCGTCAACATCGCTCCGATCTGCGCGGTTTACTCCTGCTGGTGGTATTACTCGTCGTTGCGGTGACGGTCAGTCTGTGTGCGGGCGACCAATGGATTGGGCCAGAAAACTGGCTAAGCGAGCAGGGCCAACTCTTTGTCTGGCAAATCCGTTTGCCGCGAACAGTGGCGGTGATACTGGTGGGCGCTGCGCTCGCCTTGTGCGGGACGATGATGCAGGCTTTATTTGAGAACCCACTGGCAGAGCCGGGATTGCTTGGCGTCTCGAATGGCGCAGGCGTTGGGCTTATCGCCGCCGTGATGTTAGGCGAGGGGGCGCTGTCAGGCTGGAGCGTCAGCGTCTGTGCTATCGCTGGGGCATTGCTGATCACGGTGATTTTGCTTCGCTTTGCCAGACGGAATCTGTCGATCAGCCGATTATTACTGGCCGGTGTGGCGCTAGGGATTATCTGTAGCGCCCTGATGACATGGGCGGTGTATTTCTCAACGTCGTTTGATTTGCGCCAGCTAATGTACTGGATGATGGGAGGATTTGGTGGCGTAGACTGGCGTCAGGGGTGGTTAATGCTGCTGCTGGTTCCCATCATTATCTGGGCATCCTGTCAGTCAGCGCCATTGAACATGCTGGCCCTGGGCGAAACCTCGGCCCGCCAACTCGGTTTGTCGATCGACGTATGGCGCAAAATACTTGTGATCGTGATTGGCTGGATGGTGGGCGTGAGCGTCGCCCTCGCCGGGGCGATTGGATTCATCGGCCTTGTCATCCCGCATATGCTGCGCCTCGGGGGAATGACCGATCACCGTACATTATTGCCCGCATCCGCTGTTGCCGGTGCTGCGACGCTGCTCATCGCCGACATTGTTGCCCGTCTGGCCCTCACCGCGGCAGAGTTGCCCATCGGCGTCGTGACGGCTACGCTGGGCGCACCTGTGTTTATCTGGCTATTATTAAAGTCTGGCCGCTGAAGTCATTGTAATAATTGAATATTATTTCAATGAGTCCAACGTCGGGGGCACGGTGGGGGCATTCCACTAAATTTTACCGTTCAACATGTCAATTTGGTCATCGTTCATGCGCACGATCCACTTTGAATACACGGTGTAAACCATACGCGCATTTTTATGCCCCATCTGGCTGGCAATGAACGAAGGATTTGCACCAGCTGACAGCAACCAGCACGCATACGTATGCCGGGTATGATAGGGGGAACGATACCTTATGCCTGATTTTCTCATTGCACCTGGCCAGGTCAGGTTAATCGTGCTCTGTGAATAATGCCTACTCAGTTTGCCTTCATCATAGTTGGGCATGAAGCAAAATTTCAGGCTTTGCTTTTCAATCTTCCCGCGTTCGCGGTGATAAAAGTCGATCTCTGCCGGTTCTTTGTCGCCTGTAAGCTCGATTTGCCTCATTAACGCTTCCAGCGCCGGCTTTAACAGCTTTACTGTCCTTACCCCGGCCTTGGTCTTCGGTGGACCGAATTTCTTCGTGAGCGTCATTGTACGCTTAACATGGACCTCACCATTCGCTAAGTCGACATCCTCCCAGGCCAAACCGGTCAGCTCACCATGGCGTAAACCGGTATAGACTGCAAACGTCCAGAGGTTTAAAGGCTGGCCTTGCCAGTGCTTCGATAGCTCCTGAAATTCTTCTTTCAGCAATGGATCCGGGTCGAGTTCCGAAGTCTTCAGGCTTTTTATGTTCTCAAAAGGTTTGTGCTGAATGTAGTTACTCTGGTGAGCGAAGCTAAGCATTCTGCACAATTGCCCCATGAATGCGTTAACCGTTCTGACGGTGCGCTGTCCATTAGTTCTGGCCTTAAATTCACCCTCTAGTAATTTCTTCCTGTACAACAACATATCGTTTAGCTGAATTTCCTCGAGAGAAGTATTCTTGCCGATAATCTTTGTGAAGAGCGCACTTACCGAGCGTGTGATCATCATCGTAGCCGGGCTGATCTCCACCTCTTTCACTGCGTGATATGCGTCGCACAGTTCTCCAAAGGTTAATACGCTCTTTGCAGGTGTCGAAAACTTCGTAAGAGCCTTACTCTCCGGAAAACGTTCTTCGTATTTGAACGTGCCCAGCTGAATTTCAGCGCATATCAGTGCCCTAAGATTACCTGCTTTCTTGATGTTGGAATTGTTCACCGCCCAACCCTGCAAAACTTCCCTGCATCGAATATTTTTGTACTTGAATGATATCCTGAGTTTACCGTTGTGAATTTCAACGCCGGTAGGAAAGCCTGCCATTACGCATCCTTAATGAAATGGTTGATCTTGGGGTAGTTGTACCAGGCAAGGCCCTTCTCGGACTCTGTTCTGCCGTCGGCGGTAACGTATTTAAAGTGGATACCGTTAACCCAGGATTTAAGACGATAACTCTTAATTTGCCCGCTGGAGAGCCCGGTTCTTTCGATTAGCTTGGCCTCAACAATCCACTCTTCGTTAAAAATTACCTGTGACATAGTTCACCTCAGGTAACCGGCATCAGTATAAAGATGCCGGTTAAAAACAATTGATATTCCGATATCAGAAGGCCTTACCGGGTAGGGAACGGAGCCGACGCATGCCGGTCATTGCTGTAGCCACGTAGCTCGCCTTGCGGTTCACCACCTCCACCCAGACCTTCACGCCTTCAACCCTCACCGTATACGTCTCTTTCATCTTGCTCCGCCCATAGTCGCCGTAACGTTCTGCGTGAGCTGCCAGTGCTATGTCGCATGCCTGGCGCGCCAGCGGGGATTGCTGATTACCGCGGTTAATCAGTTTCATGGTCACCGCCTTCTGAGTTGGATGGTTGACGGAAAACTGCTCGGGACGGCGACCAGTCGCAATAGGTATCCGCTTCGGTATGCCCGAAAATTGCCTTACAGTGGTGGATATGAGCACAGTCGCCGCAGGCCTTGCCCGCTGGTAGCAGCATTTTGTCGGGGTCTGCCGGGTTGTAATTCAGCTCAGTCATTCCATGCCTCCAGCTCGTTCTGAATTTCCTCATCAATTTCTTCGGTAGTAACTTCATCGTTCAGAAAGTCACGAGCTTCTTTGAGGTACTTCTCTCTACGCTTATTGTCGTACCAGGCAGAAAACACCGGAGACCAGCCGCTGTCATCGCCGTTTTCAGAAAAAAAATCATGCATCGCGTTGTTATAGGCCAGCCTATCAACCATGCAGTCAGCAGTTATCAGTGCGCACTCGCGGATGTATCCACGCAAATGGTGCTTACGCCAAACCATGCTGAACTTCGAATCACAGCGACCCTTGAACTCAACTTCCCAGCGACGGATGCAGCGTGCTTTTAGTGATTTGCTCATGTCGTTACCGGGAGGGCGAACCCTCCCGCCTCCCTTAGGCCACGTATTCCGGTTTCATATCCGCCAGGGTGATGCTGAACTGATCGTGCAGCTCGTCGCCCAGGTGACGTTTAGCCGCAGCCAGTACGCGCTCAACTTCAGCAAAACGTTCTGGTGCATCAGGTTCATCCGTTGATGGCAGGGAGTTGATTGCCGCCTCAACTTTGTTGCGTGAGTCAACCAGGTAATAACGCTTCACTGCTTTGTTCTTCAGTTCGGTGAACAGGGCAGAACCCAGCGTCGCTTTAGCCGTTTCGATGTCGGAGCGCAGTGCTTTAGCGCCATCAACATCCTGAGCAGCTTCAATGCGATCCCGAAACTCGTCGGCCATAGCATCGATGTTGACAGCCGATTCCTGCGCGCTGTGGGTGGTTGTTACGGCGTCACTCTTCATGTCAGCCAGGCTAACGCGCTGTGGCGCCGGATTGATTTCTTTCTCAGTGCGCGGCTCCACTTCATCCGGGGTATACACGCCCAGAACAACTGCAGGGCAGTACAGGCGCGCCCAGTATTTGAGGGCCAGATAAGCGATCTGCTGTTTAGGATTCGATACCCACAGTGGGGAGTTGCGTGTAATCACGCTGGAAAGGAATACTGGTTCCCCCCAGGTAATTTCACTTTCGCCGCGAATGACTGCACCCACGCGAACCGAGAGGCCTTGTTCATCAGCGCTTTCCCATCCACGGACCGTCTCTTTCTTGTCGTAAGTCCCGCCGCCTTTAGCGGGCTTCTTAACGATTTCCTCGCGGCTACTAGCGCATTTCGACCAGTCGCCTTCGTACTCATAGTGAAAGCGGCCAACAATGGCGTTTGAGCTTGAGATCACAGCGTTAACCAGCTGCGCTTCGTAGCCCAGCACGCCGCCAACCAGGTGAGTCTTTTGGGCAACAGCGTAAGGATTCATACCCCACTGCATGGCCTGCATGACGATCGCCATACAGTCGGCAGGATTGCCACGTAGGTGCTCGGGAACCGTAACGGCAGACTGTGCCATTAACCCGGCAAACGCCTGGAGTTGCCCCAGCGCCTGAATGTTGAAGATGGCGTTACTGGCAGAGATAGTGTTTGGAGCCTGCTGCTCCGCAGTTACGATATTTGTGTTTTCCATCGTCATTCCCCTTATGCCTGAGTGCGCAGCGCTTCAAGGCGGCGCAGGTCGAAGTCGTTCAGTTCGTCGGTGTAATCGGCGGTAATTGGTGCTGGCCATTCGCCAGTGTCGAAGCCGGTAGCGATGGCGCGCATGGATTTGCGGTACTCCAACATGCCCAGCTCCAGCAGTTCTGGGGATGCCTCAATGATGGCGATCCAGTGGTAGTTCTCATCTTTGTTGACGAAAATCCAGAAGAACTGATCCAGCCCCGCGGTTTCGCAGTACATGGCCGCGCTCAGGTGGTAATCGCGCTCAATGATTTCACGGTGCAACTTGTTGCGCAGGCCATCCTGCTTAACGTTCCACATGCTGATAGTTTTCAGGTCTGCACCGATGCGCACGCCGTCCAGGTCGATTTCTAGGTCAGGGCGCACGCGTACTTCAAGCCCGGTCTCTTCATCAAAGCCGAAGTAGCTCACCTCAACGGCGCGGCTAGGGTGCTGGAGCAGCATCCCGGCGGTAGGGTGCGCCAGAAGGGCTGACTGGATGGCCAGCGCGGTTGCCAGTTGCTGGCGCGTAACCAGAATCTTGTCGCCCGGGTTGTCGCGCCAGGCGTCAAGCAGTTCGTCAGCAAACACAGCATCAGGATTGACTGACTTCACCGACTGGATCATGTCTGCTTTGGTTCCTGACACTTTCAGCGGTACCGGCTTCTGTGCTTCCTGCGCGACCAGGTCAGGGTTGATGATTGCGAGCTGCTCGAGCAGTGCGTCACGGCTGCCGCTGGTTTTCATCTGCGCGGGCAGGGTGGCGTTGTACTCTTTGATGCAGGCCTTCATTTTGGTCGCTGTAACTTTCTGGCCCTCTTCAACGCGCTGGAACTCGGCAGGCAGAGCCATATAGTTTTCGCCAGTTTGGGTCACGTCATCACCCAGCGGCACTTGCGCGGGCAGGGTGGCGTTGTGCTCTTCCAGCAGCGCCTTGATATCGTCGGCACTCAGTAGCGCTGGCAAGCTGGCGTTATGCGTGTCGATGAACTCGCGCAGGGTAGCCGCAGTGGTGAGTGCACCTTCAGGGATAACAGGTTCAACGCTGAACTCTGCATCAAGCAGCTCGGGCTGCAGCGCCAGCGCATGCACCAGGTTACCCATGTCCAGAACTTTGGACGGTAAGCGCGGGATGGTTTTAGCCACGTGGCGCGCATTGAAGTACATCAGGCTGACGCGAGCATCTTTCACCTGAGTGGAGCTGATCCCGTTCGCTGCGTGATAAACGTCATTCGGCAGGCCTTCATAGCGGCCTGGTTCGAAGTAGGCAGGGTATTCCGGAACTGGCTCTTCCAGTTGCGCTTCTGGCTCGCTTTGATTCACTTTTTGGGTGTTTTGATGCGCAATATCGTCATTCTGATGTACATTTTCCGGGTTTTGTTTCACATCAACCTGTTCCTGGTTCGCAAGGCTTGGCGCCGCTGCGGCGAGAATATCTGTCGGCACTACGGCAACTGCTTCCTGATCAGCTGCATCAGCGCTTTCGCCTGCTGATACCGAATCAGTAACTTCGACTTTCTCTGGCTGAGCCGCTTCCATCTGCACATCGCTGGTGGTCTCCGTTACGATTTCCGTTTTTTCGACTTCATTTGAGGGGGTATTGGTGACCGGGTCAGTATTTCCACCCATCAGGCCTTCGATGGAGAACACGCCGGCGCCGAGGTTCGCGACTTGCGGTTGCTTTACCGCTTCCTTGGCACGCTGGCGTGCTCCTTCTTCACGCACACGCTGCAGATTCTCCTCATGGGTACAGAAGGATTTGCGCGGAGCTTTGTCGGTCTCCGTGGTGGCGTTAATGACTGGTGTAGGCGTTGCTTCGGGGAATGGCAGCAACTCTACCGCGGCATTGAAATCAGCCGTCATTGTCTGGTTCACGAATTCCATGTGAGCAACCGGGGTGAGGTGAATATTCTCCGGCGCGATGCGCACCAGGTTGAAGATGGCCGCGCGGTTGACCGCCAGAACACCTGGCTGGTTACGCAGGATTTTGCTCCATGATTTCCATGGCTCTTCTTTGGTCGCAACAATCTCCTTGGCGCGGCGGTGGATGCTTCCAGGGATTTCCAGATGGTTGAAATCCATCGGCAGCAGGGCGCAGGCGATTTCCAGATCAAGAGTATCCAGCGTATGGTGTGCGCCTTCGCCGCGGTCGGTCACATAGCCTCCGTCGGCATTTGTGCCAGAATCGGTACGTTGAACTTCACTAATGCGATTTCCTGCTACCCATTCCCTTACAATAATTCCTCGGTCAATATGCTCGGTAGCAAACCAGATGGTGAGGAACTGCATTAAAGTTGCGAGTTCCGATCTCTTATCCTGAGGGAATACGCTTCTAACCGCGTTAACCGCTTTCCATACAGTGCATTCGTTCGCAGTTTTAAATGACTCAACGTTTTCGGCGGCAAGGAGCAAGTTCTGTACGTAGCTGTTATCCACGTCCATAGCCAGGCTTTGAACTTCATTTATGCGTTCGGCATCGATGTGATACGCATATTCTTTCTCCGCCAGAAACTCTGCCAAAATGCGATGGCGGAATGGGAGCGTCGCAACGGTGTGCAGCTCAGGCGATTTCTGCTCACGAAATTTTTCGACCAATGCAGATGTTGAGCCAGCGTCAACTTTATCGAGTTCATCGGCTGGTTCTTCCACTTTCATCCTGATATTCCAGGTGCGCTGGTCTTCGGCCAGTTTGTAGCGCTCGCACCAGGTGTAATCCACTACGCCTTCTTCCGGCAGGTCGTTATATACCGGGAAATCTGTGCGGATCGGTTTAGCGTAATCTTTACCGCGGCCGGTTTCTTCAATGCCTGCTTCTTCCAACGCCACATCAAGCATGAGACTTGCGCGAGCTTCGGATTTCGCAGTGAACCATATCACTGCGTCGTCTTTGCCGGATTTCTGCGTAGCTTTAACTACATAGAAAAATTCCATGTGAGATCCTCTTTTTTGGATGTAAGATCCCCGGGCCAGATTAAGCGCCCTTAGGGTGAACTTTGGTTTTGTTTAGTTTTCCGGTGGAACTTTGGTCGGTGTCACCGGACGTACAGGCCGCCTTGCGCGGCTTTTACGTTAGCTTTCGTGCGCCATCTGGTCGTACGAAGCACAACGTTCAGAGCAGTATTCTTTTTCTTTGCGCGCCAGCTGTGAGCCGTTGCGATAGAGAAGGGTACTTTTAACTACTTCCCCCGGTTCAACCGGCTTGCCGCAGTACCCACATTTCGTTGAGTTACACATCTGGATTCCCCTTTTGCGCCAGCACGTAGCATAAACGGCGAAGAATCACCTCGATGAAGTTCAGCTTTACTGCCTGTTGCCGTGATGGTTTTCGTGCGAAATCAATCATTCTCACCCTCGTTTGCCTTATCGCCGGCCAGCGGAACGTTTACACCTGATGCGCGTTAATCTCTCCACCTCATCCGACTGTTCATATGCCGTCGGCGGCTACTTCGTGGGCCTCCTGCCTTGGTGGTTCGTAGTGCGTCTTGGTGAGATAAATTAAACACAATGTTTAGTTTTATGTCAACAATATGAGTATATTTAGATAAACAAAATGTTTATCATCACGATTTTAAAGTGAATTTTGTGAGGTGGGCGCATCAATTTAGGTGCTGAGCTGATAGAGCGGAACTGCGCAGGCTGGTTAATCGTGGGATGATAGCTTGATAAGATTGAAGAGTGTATTGCTCTTAGCAATAAAAAACCCGGCTCGTTGGCCGGGTTGATTTATTTCTCTAAATTAGGAATGTCAGATCGGTTATATTTAAAAAAAGGTACACTGACAGAATTTATTCCCATACGAGACGTATTGTTTTGAACAAATTCACGCCAAAATGGCCATACATTGAAGCCGACATTTTGTTTGGCAAATTCTTCTAATTCTTCTTTTGATAATTCTCTTTTAGACCTATAAATAGCTTCGTAAATAGCTTCTATTGTAAGAACTGTTTCGTTTTCTTCAGTTTGAGTGGGGGTGACAAATCTTAGACCTAAGCTATAATGGAAAGAATAATATAATTGATTTGTGCTACTATCTTCCTCGTTGACAAGTTCTATAGCTTCAATTTTCTTTATGTTACGGAATGACTGTGTTTTTTTTGTAACTGAATCAAAATTGAACGCATTATAGCCGTCAGATAATTTAACTTCTGACTCTCGAATATTGATATGCATTATAGATAACGATTCAATAGTCGATTTTAACAATTCATTCATTATGCTACCTTTTTCGCTACAGTTCTAATTTTTATAGAGTGGCGTATGTGGTTGTAATTAGAAGAATTATCATTAGAAAAACATGACTCGTCACTGTTAAATTGGGATGCAGTTTCAGAATGCCAGATTGGCAGTGTTTTAGAGACTGCAACTGAGGTCTCAATTTTAACTTCGCCAGCCAGTTCTCTGAGTTTTATAAATGCCTCAGGAATAAGAGATGCCAACCTAATGAGTTTATCCATTGCTTCAGATTGAATTACATCATCCGATTCATATTTCGAAAAGGCTTTTGGACCCCCACCAAATATCAAGCACGCTTGCTGTTGAGTAATCTTCCAGACGTCGGTTCTAATTGCCCGAATCTCACTTCCTGTCAATAATCCTTCAACACATTTTTTAAATTCAATAAATATTCTTTTGTTTTCACGCAGATCTACTTGAGTTGCTGTTTCAGAACCACATGTATCACATACAGAAAATCTCGCAGGGAGACTTTTGGTTTGGTCTTTGTAAGCAACAACATCGTAATCAATCTGTGCTGAAAGATGGCCTACACCACATACCGGACATATGTTATTGATTTTCATTTTACTAAATCCCCCATCTTTATTTATCAATTAGATAAATGAAGAGAAACTGTAAATACAACTGTACCGCTTGTATTTACAAAAAACTTAACATAGTAATTATTACTAATGTCTCTATGCATTGCTTCACACCACGAAACGTCTGTAAATGTGTAAGCATCGCATGCGGCCCATGCGCCTTCCTTCGCCCCCTGACACCATTCTGAACCTAAAAATGTGCCTGTTTTAACAGCTTTTAACACAACAGCCTTAATGCCTTCGCCATCCAAGGATAGTGTTTGAACATCGCGGATGCATTTTCTTGTCCAAGGTTGAGCGACACACTTTTCAATTAAATCAACAACATCTTTGTACAGGGGGCCGTCTAGTATTTTCCTTTCTTGACCTTCTTCAGGAAGGTCACCCACGTATCTGCTAAGAATCATACTTGTTACCATTATGGTAAGTCTAGTCTAATGCTAGAGGAATTTTGTTTTTTTGTGCTGCTGCTTATTAAATTTATGGACTACAGAAGCTATTCATTCATCTCTATTGATAGATAGAGGCAGAAATTATGTATAAATAAAGCTGAAAATCAGTAGCTTGTGATCAAAAGTGGAACGCCTGAAAATTAAACTATTGAAAAGAATCCAGTAGTAAAATCTTCAATGGTCTTGACTCTCTAAGTACGGATTCTGCCTTTAATGTACTTATCGTACAACTCATCCAGTTCTTTCAAGCGAATAGAAAAAACTCGAAGCATGTTCTTTTGCTCCTCTTCAGGAAGCTGGCGGTATAACTCCAGAAGTCGCAGCTCGTCTGGCTTGAGTCCACCTTTTTCATCGACTTCTTGGCCAAGAACCCACTCGAGACTGACTCCTAGCGCGTCTGCCAATTTGATAGCTGAGCTTTTCCCGATTGTGCCGCGAACAAACCAGTTATTGACGGACTGTGCGCTGACGCCGCAGATGCGAGCAATGTCAGCTTTAGTTAATTTTTTCAACTCAAGTATTTCATTGAGCCGCTGCACCTGAGGGTGTTCTGTCTGATGAGTTTTTTCTTTCATAACAAAATTCTAAACCAAAAGTTTATTACCTCAATGTTCAAAAAGTTGACATTCAAATAAACTAAATGTTTAATTATCATCTTGCCGAAGGAGATGATAATGAACGCAATTGATAAAGCTATTTCAAAAGCAGGTACTGCATCACGCTTAGCAGGATTGCTAGCAGTTAGCGCGATGACTGTCAGTCATTGGCGAAATCGATATCACGGGGTAGTACCGGCTGATAGGGTTCTGCAAATCTACGAAGTTACCGGCGTGACACCTCATGAACTACGCCCCGATCTCTACCCAAACCCAAGTGACGGTTTACCTAAACAGGAGCCTTAACAATGCAGACTGTTTCATTCCAACAGAGTAACAGAGCTTCCTCTAATCAACTGATATTACTGTGTCATCAAGGCGAATCGGCGGCGCAGGATATTGATCACCGCGCTATTTGCTCTGCAGTACGCGCCTGGTCAGCGGCAGAGGGGCGGATGGTTGTTGCTTTGGTCATCAAGGAAGCGGCAGAGCAGATGGACTTATCTGATATCGATATGTCCGGTAACGCTGACGTGTGGAACGTGAAGCTGTTCCGCTGGCTGGACAATAAGGAGATGTCACCAGTTTACCAGGCGAACGTCGAGCAGCTTGCGCCAGCGATCATCTCCGTCCTGCCACTTGCGTATCGAGACCGCGTAATTAAGCACGATCACGTCGCGCTGCGAGTAGCTCGTTCGGTGAAAGAGGATGCCGATGCCATTCAGGCCGTCGTGATGAAAGCGCCCAAGCATGAACGGCTTAGGGAGATTAGCGAAAGCATTGTGGCGAAGCTTCATCTGGACGGGCCGGACTCAGTGGCACCACTGATGGCGATGGTTACAACAATGTTGGGGGGTATATGACAGGTTTAAAAATGGGGAAAGCCGCGGTGCCAGAACACCAACGGCTTTCAAGTGCAAAAACTGTGCGTCATTGCGGAAAACACTATGCCAAATACCGCTGAAATATACAAGTTCCCCACGCAACAGGGGAAACAGGAGAGCCGCATGGCTGAGCTGGAGAATGGCTATTTGCGTTTAGCCAACCAGATTCAGGATGCCCTGTGTATCGTCGAGCTATCAGGCCGTGAATTCCGGGTGCTGAACGCTATCGTTCGTCTGACCTATGGCTGGTCTAAAAAATCAGATCGCATTGCCAACAGTCTCATTGCAGACAAAACGACGTTGAAGGTTAAGCACGTATCCGAAGCGGTGCTGAGCCTCGCCTATCGGAATATCATCATTCTGCGCCGAATTGGGCAAACCAGATACATTGGGATTAACACCAACCTGGATAAATGGGCTTACGCCAAGCCAAATTGCACGAAATGTCCAGCGGCTTTCCCTGCTGCTGAAGTTGTCACATGGGTTATCACCATCCCTGAATCCAGGGATAGCAATTTTACTCCTTTAACCATCCCTGAAAACGGGGATAACCATCCCCAAAAACAGGGAAAGGCATCCCTGAAAACAGGGAACACCAAAGACATTCTTCCAAAGACAAATATAAATACAGATCTAACCCCCTCTAATCCCCCAAGGGGGAAGGTGAAGTTTGACCCGTTGAGTATCCCGGTTCCTGAATGGCTGGATGCTTCGTCCTGGAGCGAGTGGATCGCCTATCGCCAGCAGTCTGGCAAAGCCATCAAAACCGAGCTGACCGTCACCAAGGCTTTCAGCCTGCTGAAGCAGTGCCTGGACGAAGGTCACGATCCGGTAGCCGTAATCAACGCCAGCATCGCCAACGGGTATCAGGGACTGTTCAAGCCAAAATTCAGCCTGAGCAGCCGCAAGACGGGCCGGGATGTTAATCACATATCCCAGCCAGACAAGAAAATTCCAGCGGGTTTCAGGGGGGCAAAATGAAAAGCGTCATCGGAACTGGCAGTGCACTTGAGCGCCTGAAGAAGTTCATCCCGGCCAGCGTACAGCCGAAATTTAACAGCGTCGAAGAGTGGCAGGCATGGCAGGAAGCTGAGGGCCGCAAGCGTTCTGAGGAGATCGACAAGCAGAATCAGCGTGCGCGCTCGGAGAAGATTTTTGGTCGTGCTGGCATCCAGGCTCTGCACCGCAGCTGCTCGTTCGCAAACTACCAGGTGTCGAGCCCGGAGCAGCGCCAGGCGTACAGCATGGCGAAGAGCTACGCGCAGAACTTTGGCGGCGGCGGATTCGCAAGCTTCGTCTTCAGCGGCGCGCCGGGGACCGGAAAGAACCATCTTGCTGCGGCGATCGGTAACTACCTGCTGGCCGCTGGCCACTCCGTTCTGGTGGTGACCATCCCTGACCTGATGCTCCGTGTGCGCGAATGCTACGACGACGGCCAGTCCGAATCCTCCCTGCTGAATGACCTGTGCAACGTCGATCTGCTGGTGCTGGACGAAGTCGGGATCCAGCGTGGTTCCAGCGCTGAGAAGGTGATCATCAACCAGGTAATCGACCGCCGGCTTTCCGCCATGAAGCCAGTAGGCATCCTGAGCAACCTGAATTACGAAGAGTTGGTTGCCACACTCGGCGCGCGGGTCGTGGACCGTCTCCGGATGGACAGCGGCATTTGGGTCAATTTCGACTGGGCCAGCTACCGCGGGAAAGTGTCACACCTGCGTGCCGTGGGTAGCAAGGGGGTTGCAGATGGCCAGTAGCAACCTCTGGACAATCATCCGCGCCATCCAGCGCAGCGGGGAGATCACCCCGCGCCAGGTTCGCCAGCTGCTGGGCTGCGACAGCAAAAAGGCTTGTCGCCTGCTGGAGCACCTCGTTTCTGCTGGTGCTGTGAAGAACATTGGCCAGCGCCGCCACCCGGTCTACGTCATGGAGCCGGGCGGGGAGACTCGCATTAAGCCAATGCCGGTGGCGCGCCAGAAACCCAGCATTGCAGACGTTTGCCGCCAGAACTGGCAGGGCTATCAGATCCACAAAATTATCGGGAGTGCACGGGCATGAGTGATTCACTGAACAACAAAGAGCTGGTGGCCGTGGGCCATCAATTTGCTAAGGCGATGAGCAGCGACACGCCGATCATGGACATTGCGAAGATTGTTTCTCGCCTGGCCGAACGGCTGGACTGCACCACCGCGGCGCTGCGTGAGATGACAAAGCAGCGGGATGCGCTGGCGGCCATGCTTCAGTCTGAGCCGGTGAATGAGGCCGCCAAACATAGGTGATTTGTAACACATCGATCGAATGCTGATTATAGGGAATCAGATTATTTTTTTGATTCCCTTTTTGGGAAAGGAAACTCCAAATAATCCATGTCGTAGTTAATTTCTACCTCATTGACCCATTTCCACCACTTGTCTCTATACTCAACAGCGTAACAGTGCTCTTTTGCTTCCTGAAGGTTGTCTAATAACTCTTCACTCAATTCAGGATGCTTTTCGATGAAATCGTTAAGGTTTTTTTCAAAAACACAAGAACGAAGCGCCATGCAATAGAAAGCCTTGCGCATTTCTACTATTTGCGCCTCATATGCCTTAATCTTCCCTTTATACTGAGCTTCCATTGCATTTTTTTGAATCCTCAGTTTCGAAAGAGCGGCATCCGCATCCAAACGCTGAGTCTGTAAATCAAGCTCGTGAGCTAGTTTTTCTTTATGAGCAGTCTCGCTTACCCTGTGAGCTTCTCTATCCCTTTGCGCGGCATCGAAGTCGTGGTTAAAAAATGGATTATTACCTTTTCCCCAGAAACCCATAACCATATCCTCAAGTTAATGTAAGCAAACCCACCGAGACTCTCAGGCTTATCCTCCCAAAATCAGAAGGATATAGCAATGCATGCTGTCGCCGTTCACTAAGGTGTTGGCGCAGGCAACCCTGCTGAAGGTCTATGCCGGGAGGCAACAGACCGCCTGATTCATCCCATGAATGCAGCTTATCCTCGGCATTTTCCCCTGATCGATAATACCGATCGATATCAAGATATTGATCTATGAAATTGATCAGATATTAACCGCGGTGCGGCAACAAATTATCAACCTGACATGAAGTGTCAGCCCTGCAATATACCCTCAGGCGCAGGCCTGTTCCTGGTTCGGCAGGATTGAGGGGTGTCTAATCAGATATTTACCCCAGTACTTTCAGCCCAGACTAAGTGTTAAAAATAACGGTCAGTTTTTACATGGAATTAGCGTAAAAATTTATTCAAATCAATCAGATGAGTGGGCTTGCGCAGACATGCCTTTCATGTGCATACTTAAGCCAAACGGGTAATTACTGTTTATATATACAGTATTTTGTTGTATGGTTTAAGTGCTACAGAAAAAAATGAATTTTTCTTCCGGCGAACCTATTAGGAAATTTGCGCCATTTGTTATTTTGGCTCTGTGGAGTGGAGTTCTCCCCGCCGGGAGAGGGTATTTGGTGATAGCAAAGTGAGGAGGTCGATGTGAAAGAAAAGCAGGAGCAGGGTGACTGGTACGACATTATCAGGCGTTCAGACGGCAAGCTTATTGGTTCAATGCCGTTTGAAAGCCGATGTCTCGTTTACACCAGGAATGGCATGGTGTCGTGCCGCCCGCTGCTGGAGGATGAAGGGATTTTTAATCTTTCTTCCGGAACCCGTTTTCTTCGCCGCCTCGGCTACCACGTCAATCAACCCTCTGATATTATGATATCAACGGACTGAACACCCGTTGACCTGATGCGCCACGGAGAACACCATGGCGCAGTTACAACTCATCAAGCAGTCCTCAGGAATCCTGATCCCCGCCACGCCGGAGACCAGTGAATTGCTGCAATCAAAAATCAAGCTCGGCGCCCTGCTGGTGGCCGACTTCAAACAGGTCCGTAATCCGGCCTTTCACCGTCGCTTCTTCGCTCTGCTGAATCTCGGCTTCGAATACTGGGAGCCAACCGGCGGCGCTATCTTATCCAACGAACGCAAGCTGGTGACCGGCTATGCGAAGTTTCTGGCCTCATTTGGCGGGAGCGAAACCGCGCTGTTGGATGCTGCTGAGCAGTATCTCGAACAGGTGGGCAGCCGCCGCATCACCAATGGCATCAGCCTGTGCAAATCCTTCGATGCGTATCGCGCCTGGGTAACCATCGAGTCCGGGCATTACGACGCCATCCAGCTGCCTGACGGCACCCTCCGGAAACATCCCCGCAGTATCGCCTTCGCCAATATGGACGAGACCGAGTTTCAGCAGCTCTACAAAGCCGTGCTCGATGTTCTGTGGCGTTGGATATTGTCGCGCGCATTCAGGGACCAGCGCGAGGCTCAGAATGCCGCCGCGCAGTTGCTGAGCTTCGGGGGCTGACCAGATGGCAAAATCATGGTTCCACTACACCGAATGCACAACCGAGCAGGCCGATGAACTTCAGCGGCAGTACCAGCGCCGCGGCGTAGCCGTAACGCGCAGCCTTAATCGTGATTACCTCACCTGGACCGTCAGCGTTGAGCGGCAGGAGGTGAAGTACCTCGAGCCCACGCCGCGTACGTTCCGCCAAAAGGTCTGGGGGTGAGCATGGCTGATTTACGCAAAGCAGCACGCGGTCGCGAATGCCAGGTGAGGATCCCCGGCGTATGCAATGGCAATCCTGAAACGTCCGTTCTGGCACACATCCGCCTGGCTGGTTTGTGCGGTACCGGCATTAAGCCGCCTGATCTGATCGCCACCATCGCATGCAGCTGTTGCCACGACGAAATAGACCGCCGAACCCACCTGGTGGATGCGGAGTATGCAAAGGAGTGCGCGCTGGAAGGTATGGCCCGCACGCAGGTTATCTGGTTGAAAGAGGGACTGGTGAAGGCATGAATACCTACAACATCACGCTGCCGTGGCCGCCGAGCAATAACCGCTACTACCGCCACAATCGCGGGCGCACCCACATAAGCACAGAAGGGCAGGCCTACCGCGACCGCGTAGCCCAAATCATCAAAGACGAGATGCTGGATATCGGCATCACCGCGCCGGTAAAGATCCGCATTGAATGCCACATGCCTGACCGCCGCCGCCGGGACCTGGACAACCTGCAGAAGGCTGCATTCGACGCATTGACCAAAGCTGGGTTCTGGCAGGACGACCAGCAGGTTGACGATTACCGCGTAAAACGGATGCCGATCATCAAGGGCGGCAAACTGGAATTGACCATCACCGAGCTGGTGCCAGCATGAAACCAGAACTGATCGAATCGCTTCGCATGCGCTGGCTGCGCCTCCGCATTTATCGCCACCCGGGAAGTGTGCTGGTGGACTACCGCATTCTTCGAAACTTTATTCGCATTTACCTGATGGCAGGAGCCGCAGCATGAACCTCGAAAACACAGTGAAATACCACTTTGCAAAGTCCACGATGATCAGCGACTCCCCGCGCGCCACAGCATCAGATTCACTGAACGGCACGGATATCATGGCTGCCATGGGCATGACTCAGGAACGCGCTGCCATGGGCTACAGTGCCTTCCTCGGCAAAATGGGGATCAGCAACAATGACCGGGAGAGGGCGATCGCGCTGCTGGCCGAGTACGCGCTGACCAAATGCGATAAGGTCGCCGCACTGCGCAAGCTGGAAGCCAGAGTTAAGCCACTGGTGATGCGCCAGCTGGCCGCATTCGCATTTGAGGACTATTCGCGCAGCGCAGCCAGCGTGAAGCAATGCGATTGCTGCGCCGGGGCCGGCTTCATCCAGGCCGACGTATTCACCAATAAATTCCGCAAGCCGGAAGGCAAGATGACCGTCGCTGGAATGGTGAAAGTCAAAGAGTCCGCCAGGGTGCTCTGCAAAAAATGCAATGGCACCGGCCAGGTCAGCGCGGCCTGTAGCGACTGCCGCGGACGCGGTAAAGCGGTAAGCAAAGAACTGACCGATCAGCAGGGTGTTCCGGTTCTGGCCGACTGCAAGCGTTGTGGCGGGAGAGGGTTCGAGCGGATCCCTTCAACTGAGGCATATGCGGCCATTTGCCTGATCACTGATGCGATTAGCCTGGATACCTGGAAGAAATCGGTTAAGCCATTTTACGACCTGCTGATCACGAAATTTGATATCGAGGAAGCGTGGGCTGAGGCTCAACTGAAACAGATAACACGATAGTGCTCACGACAATGGCTTACGTTTCAATCGTGAGCTATTTACTTTTCCCGAATCTGTGTTAATTTTATCCCAACGATGGGTTACTGCCTTCGTTTCAAGCCCTGCGGTTAACACCGTGGGGCTTTTTTGTTTGCGAAGAAAACCCGCGAGTATTTCATCTGTCACAAAATTGAAGCGTAATACGATGGCTTTTTTGTCTGTGTTGCCGTTCGGATGCTATTTTTTAGGTGGTATTCGATGGTGTTCTCGATACGAGTACAACACTAGGGCGGGGAAACGCTCACTACGCAGAGACAGCTGCTATGACCTGGCCGGCGGGTTCCGCTGGCCTTTTTTTTCGCCATTAGCTTAACCGGAGAGAGCACGGAACTTCTACCTCTGTGGTTCGGGGTTCGAATCCTCGATGGCGGGCCAGTGCACTGCTTTATCACCCATCAACATGATTTCTGAGGCTGCCGTTTGGCGGCCTTTTTCTATTTCATGCTCCCGGAAACCCCCATCACTCGTCTTGTCGTTAGATCATCCGGAGAGCCTGACCCCAAATACGCACAGCACCCGCGAACCAGCGAGGTGAGAGACATGTCCCGAATGAGCAAACTTTTCACCGGAGTCGCCCTCGGCACCTCAGGAGGAACCATCCTGAACGGCGTCCTCACAAAACTGAGTCCTGACGAATGGAGCGCCATCGGCGTACTGGCTGGTATTGCCGGGATACTCGTTACAGGGCTCATTAACTGGTACTTCAAACGTAAAGTTGCAAACGCACAGGTAAAGGCGCTTGAGAAGTACGGACCTGCAGTCAAAGTCGGAGATGATTAAATGCCAATGACCGGTAGCCTGCGTAACAAACTCATCGCCGCTGCTGGTGGTGGTGCAATGCTGATCGCTTCACTGTTTCTCGGTGGGCAGGATGGAGTAGAAGGGCGAAAGTACGAAGCTTATAAAGACGTCGCCGGAGTGTGGACTGTCTGCGACGGTCATACGGGCCGGGATATCGTGAGAGTGAAGAAGTATACCGATCGCAAGTGTGACCAGCTCCTGTGGAAAGACCTCCAGCCAGCAAAGCGCACGGTAGACAATTTGGTCAAGGTGCCGCTGGGCGAATATCAGCGCGCCTCACTTTACAGCTTTGTCTTTAACGTTGGGTCTGACGCGTTCTCGAAGTCCACGCTGCTGCGTAAGCTGAATAAAGGCGATCACGATGGAGCGTGCGAAGAGATGCGGCGCTGGGTTTATGCTGGTGGTATGAAGTGGAAGGGCCTCCAGAACCGGCGAGAGATGGAGCGCTCTATGTGCCTGGCGGAGAGTAAAAATGACCTCTAAAGCCTGGCTGATCATCGGCATCGAGCTGATTTTATCCCTGCTGGTTATTCACTTTCTGCTCGGCCAGGTAATTGATGAGACGAAACGAGCCGACGCCGCTGAGCATAATCTATCCCTGGCAAACGACACTATCACCGACATGCAAACCCGTCAGCGTGACGCGGCTGCGCTTGATGCCAAATATACAAAGGAGCTCGCAGATGCGAATGCTGAAAATGCTGCTCTGCAGCGCAAGCTTGATAATGGTGGCCGGGTGCTCGTCAAAGGCAAGTGTTCAGTGCCAGGCACAACCGATACCGCCAGCGCCTCCGGCATGGGCCATGATGCCACCGTCGAACTCTCTGACGTTGCTGGACGAAACGTTTTCGGTATCCGATCCGGAATTAAGCAAGACCAGTCAGCATTGAGGGTTCTGCAGGAATACATCCTTACCCAATGCCTTCGATAAGCATTTTTTCATGGGCATATATTCTGCTGCAGCAGACTAATCACGCAGCATTATTTACTGGAGCAACCGAATCACCATCTTCTCTCATAACAAGCTGTTTAAATCTCATTAATCTGTAGACTCAGTTCACCCCGCCTTACCAGCATCATAAGCTCGGGTTATTAGCGGTGCAGATAGCGTGAATCTTCTTGGTGGCTCCTAATGTTCACGATCTGTCAGCTGATATTAAACAAAGGCCACGTTCGCGTGGCCTTTTCTCCAGCTAAGGAAAACCCATGAGAAATGTACTGGTGTTCTTCAACAATGAGCCTGTAATCATTCAAAAAGTTATTCCTGGAACGACCAGTATCCTTCGTGAATACCCGAATGGAGAAGAAGCTCATCTCAAAATTATGTTTGCGGGTGTGCACTCTATCACAGGAGATCATACTGAATTTTGTGTTGCCTCTGATAAGGAATTAACTTCACAGGAAATCGTAGAAGCCGCGAACAGGTTACTAAAGTAAATTCTGGCATTGCCGAACACAACATGGCGCAGAGAATTACTGCTAAAAAGCCTCGCCAAAGCGGGGCTTTTTACTAACTGAGGGTAAAGAATGCCATCTCCAATCATGAAGTATTTTGCGTATCAACATCTCCCGGCGCATCTGCAGGAAGTGAGTAAACCAATTGGCGATATTGCGACGCTGATGGATGAATCACTGCCGGACGGTGCTGAAAAGTCAGCAGGTCTCCGCAAGCTGCTCGAAGCCAAAGATGCACTGGTGCGCGCCAAGCTGGGTTAAGCCATTACAAAGCTCATCTGCGGGTGGGTTTGTGTCAAACAAGTTCCTTATGGCAACATCCGAGAATTGGCAGCAGATTATTAACAAGATGATTAAGTGCTAAGGCGTGGTCGGTTGTGATTAAAAAGTAGCCAATCGTGTTATGATAGACCTCACTCTTAGAGAGGTTAAGAATTATGTCATTCTTCGATTACGCACTTAAACGCGTTGAAGCGGCGACCAAAACAACAGTGGCTTGCCCGATATGTGGCCATAACTCGAACCACCCGTCCACAAAAGTACGGCAAGAACTACCGTTGCTCTGCCCTCAATGCAAATCACTGTTTGTCATTCACAGATAACATGCGGCCTGCTGAATATAACCGCCTACGGGCGGTTTTTTATTGCCATCACTATGGGTAGGCCCATCGTAATGGCGTAACAAACACCGGAGTTAACCAATGGCACTTGATGCACAAGACAAGGCCCGATACCTGATGTTCAAAGGTGCCTTAAGCGAACTACCTGAAGAAACGCGAGCCAAAGTTGAGGCCACCTCCGAACGCATTCTGGCAATCATGTGCGAGGATGCTCAAATTGGCGGGCTTGCGGTATCAGTAGCGATGTTTAAGGCTCTCGAAAAGGAGTAGTAATTTATGGCAAAACCGGACTGGGAGGCTATCGAATCGGCTTACCGGGCCGGAGTGATGTCCCTCCGTGAAATTGCATCGCAGCACAGTATCAGCCACGTATCTATCAACAAGCGGGCAAAGAAAGAAGGGTGGGAGAAAGACCTTTCCGCAAAAGTGAAAGCAAAGGCCGATGCGCTGGTTAACAAAAGAGAGGTTAACAGACAGGTTAACAGCAAAACAGCCTCTCAGAATCTGTTAACCGAGAGACAGCTTATTGAGGCTACAGCTGAGGTGATCGCCAATGTTCGCATGGAGCACCGCGGTGATATCCGCCGGGCTCGCGAACTGACCAACACGCTATTCGATGAACTGGCAGGAGAGTGCGGGGACGTGGCTGCGCTTGAGCAGCTTGGTGAACTTCTCCGTCGCGAGGACGATAAGGGTGCGGATAAGCTCAATGATCTCTACCACAAAATCATCAGCCTGCCGTCCCGCGTTAAATCGATGAAGGACCTTGCAGACAGCCTGAAAACTCTTGTCGGACTTGAGCGTGAGGCATACAGCATCGAAAACAAGGTTGAGACCAAAGAAGTCACGCATAACGTCATGCTGGTGCCAACCAGTGACAATGTAGATAGCTGGGAAACATCAGCGCAGAAGCAGCAGAGTGAGGTTCTTGGCGGATGAATTACAAAGCCGTATGGAAACCGCTACCCGGCTCGCAGTCTCTCTCCCTGAGCTGCCCATGTAACGAGGTGCTTTACGAGGGAACGCGCGGCCCGGGTAAAACCGCCGCGCAGCTGGCGCGCTTTCGTCGCCTGGTTGGCTTGGGCTATGGTTCGTTCTGGCGTGGCGTGATATTCGATACCGAGTATAAAAACCTCACAGACATCATCACCCAGTCAAAGCGTATGTATCGCCTGTTTAACGACGGTGCGCGATATCTGGCATCAGCATCCGAGCTGCGCTGGGTTTGGCCGACTGGTGAGGAGCTGCTGTTCCGCTTCGGGAAGGAAGAGGGCGACTACTGGGACTATCACGGTCAGGAGTTCCCGTTCATCGGGTTTAACGAACTGACCAAGCAGCAGTCCCCTGAATTCTACGAGATGATGTTCTCCTGCCGGCGCTCATCGTTCCGACCTGAGAATTATCCGCTGGATGATGGTTTGTTACTTAAGCCGATCCCGCTGGAGACGTTCAGCACAACAAACCCCTTTGGCATCGGCCATACTTGGGTAAAGAAGCGCTTCATTGAGCCAGCGCCTCGCGGCACCATCATTCGTGAAACCCAGCGAGTGTTTAACCCTCAGACCGAACGCGAAGAGGATGTGACGCTGACGCGAGTGGCGATTCACGGCTCGTTCAAAGAGAACCCGTATCTCGATCCGCAGTACATCGCAACGCTGATGGCTATCAAAGACCCCAACCGGCGCAAAGCCTGGGTAGAGGGCTCCTGGGACGTCACCAGCGGTGGGCGATTTGACCACCTGTGGAATGCATCGCTGCACGTCATTAAGCCGTTCCGCATCCCCGATAGTTGGACGGTTGACCGCTCTCACGACTGGGGCGAGTCGAAACCCTTCTCAAACCTCTGGTGGGCGCGCGCCGACGGCACCGCCGCCGAGTTGCCTGACGGCCGCCAGTTCTGCCCGCCTGCCGGTTCGCTGATTCTGATTGGCGAGTGGTACGGCTGTCCGCCGGACGAACTGAACAAAGGCCTGAATATGTCATCCACCAACGTCGCCAAAGGCGTGGCGTGGGTCGATAAGCGGCTGGTGGGTGAAGAGGTCGCCGAACCTGAAGAGATAAAACTCAACGGAGTGACACAGGGGCAGTTAAACATCAGGCCCGGCATCTGCAAGAAGATTGCGCCAGGTCCTGCTGATGGGGCGATCTATAACACTGGCGATGATGAGCTATCGATTGCCCAGAAGATGGAAGCTCAGGGCGTTAAATGGGTGCCATCCAATAAAAAACCGGGATCGCGCGTGAATGGTGCGGCCCTGTTTGCTGACATGCTCGAGGCTGTCATTGAGGGCAAGAAATTGGAGTCAGGCACGCCTGAGAAACCAGCATTCTACGTGTTCGACTACTGCCGGGGCTGGATTAGCCGTGTGCCGGTGCTCGTTCGCGACAGCAAGAACCCTGACGACGTAGACACCCAACAGGAAGATCACGACTGGGATGGTACCCGCTACGCCGTTCTGCATTCACCGCCGAAGAAAGTCGGCAAAGTCACCAACCTACGGATTTAAAACCATGCCTGATATTTCAACACCCAATCTGGACTATGGGAACATGGTGCAGGCGTGGGATATCAACGACGCCCTGATGGGCGGCACGCTGTACATGCGCCAGCTCGGTGAGGCCTATCTCCCGCGCTGGCCGAAAGAAGACAAAGAGGACTACAAAAAGCGCCTGGATGTGGCCACGCTTCTTCCTGCCTACGAAGAGACCATCAACCAGAACGTTGGGCGCGTGTTTGCCGAGCCAATTCAGTTGGGCGAGAACGTCCCGGATAAGCTCCGCGAGTATGCGAAGAACGTTGACCTGGAAGGCAGTCGTCTCGATGTCTGGGCACAGGCTTTCTTCAGCCTGGCGATGCAGTATGGTCTCTCTCATGCGCTGGTGGACTATCCCCGCGTGGATGCTGAACAGGTTAAGACTAAGGCTGACGAGAAAGCTACTGGCGCGCGGCCATACGTCACGATGCTGAATCCCCGCCAGGTGATCGGCTGGAAGTCGAAGATGGTCGGTGGAAAGGTTCAGCTCACTGCTTTGCGCATCAAAGAGGTTGTTGTCGAAGACGGCGATGACTTCGGGCAAACGAAGGTTGAGCAGATTCGACTACTGACACCCGGACAGGTGCAGATTTACCGCAAGGCGACCGGCGACAATGCCCAGGCGAACTGGGTGCTGCACGAAGAGTGGCAAACCTCCCGCAGGGATATCACTCTGGTTACGCTCTACACCAAACGCACCGGCTTTATGTGCGGCTCTCCGCCGTTGCTTAACATGGCGATGCTGAACGTCAAGCACTGGCAGTCGCAGTCCGAGCAGGACAATATTCTGCACGTCGTGCGTGTGCCCATTCTGTCAGTGTTTGGGCTCGAGGAGGGAGAGGAACTGGTGATTGGTTCTTCCTCCGCCACGTCATTCTCCGATCGACAAAAGCAGGGGATGGAATACACCGAGCATACTGGCGCGGCCATTGGTGCTGGCAAAGAGTCTCTGACCGACCTGGTGGAGCAGATGCGCCAGGCGGGCGCGAAGCTGCTGCGCACTGACAACACCTCGACCAAGTCTGTAGACCAGACCTCAGAAGAGAAGATGCAGGAGCAGTCGCCGCTCTACACCATGGCAACCAGCCTCGAGGATGCGCTCGACAACATCCTGCAAATCATGGCTGAGTACATCGGTGAGAAGGATGGCGGCAGCGTCGATGTCCGCACCGAACTGGATGTCGAGTCGAAAGAGTTTAATCCTCCGGCGGCACTGGCCATCCAGTCGCTGCGCCAGGGTGGGGATATTCGTCGTGTTGACGCAATCAAGTCGCTGCAGAAGCTGAATATCATCGATGCTGATGCGGATCCTGATGTGGTGCTGAGCGAGCTGCTGGCTGAATCAGCCTCACTGACCGAACCGCCACCGGGCGAGGTGTGATATGGCCCGCTCCGTTAACGATCGCCTACAGGATGAGACCATAGCGCACTGCCTGTATGTGAACCGCTACGGTACTGGTGTTGCCCGTCGAATGGTGGCGCTGCTTAGTAAGCTTGATACCGACCTTGCTGCCAAACTGCTGGTGCTGCTGGACGGCAAGCGAGCAGATACCTACAGCGCCCGCCGCTTGGCTTCGCTGCTGGCTGGCGTACGCGACCTGAACCAACAGGCCTACGAGCCGGTTAATGCTGCGCTGGCACGTGAAATGACGCGCTACGTTGAATATGAGACCGGATACCAACTGGACCTGTTCAGCAGCATCATACCGAAGCAGATCCTCAAGCACGTGCCACTTCAGAGCATCGCGCCAGAGCAGGTTTACGCCTCAGCTGTGGCCCAGCCCTTTCAGGGGCGGTTGCTGAAAGAGTGGGGGCAGAAGCTTGAATCGGATCGGCTGGACAAAATCACTAACGCTGTACGCTCCGGCTTCCTCCAGGGCGAAACGGTAGATCAGATCGTACGGCGCGTAGCGGGTACGACGCAGCGTAATCGTGAAGACGGGGTGATCAACACTTCTCGGCGTGACCTAGCTGTGGTGACGCGCACGGCGGTGAACCATATGGCCGCTACGGCGCGACAAGATTTTGCCCAAGCCAACAGCGATATCGTGAAGGCCAAACAGTGGTCTTCCACGCTTGATACTCATACCAGCCAGTGGTGCATCATCCGCGACCGCAAACTCTACTCGCTCGACGGTAAACCGCTGGGGCATGTGGTGCCATATCTGCGCGGCCCCGGCAAAATTCACTTCTGCTGCCGCTCCGGTGAAATCCTCATTACGAAATCGTGGGAGGAATTGCAAATACCGCATGGCGAACTGACCAATGCTACTCGCGCATCAATGGACGGGCAGGTGCCAGCGCATACCAGCTATGCCGAGTGGCTTGTCCGGCAGTCGTACGCGCGACAGGAGCAGGTGCTGGGCGTTACCCGGGCCATGATGCTGCGTGACGGCAAAATAACGGTGCCGGAGATGTTCAACGATGCCGGGGAGTTCCTGACCCTGGACGAACTGCGCCGCGTGGATGCATCGGCGTTTGAGGAATAGGCATGCATAACGAAGATTTTCATTATGTGGACGATGGACGCGGTAAGCGTCGAGTGTTCGTTAACGGCAATGAGATCAAACGCTGCGTATGGGCTGATGTTAAGCGAGGAATCGCATGCTTCTATCCATATCCATTCCGGGTCCACAAGCGAAAGCGGGATGAGGTCTATTCCCGCAAACTGCGTGGTGTGATAACCGTCGAATTTAACTAACAGGCTGCCTCCGGGCGGCCTTTTTTATGCCTGCCGCTGAGCGGATGCGACGCGGTGACCGGGTCGGATGACCTATTACCAATGGCCGGAAGGCTGGAGCAAAACAATGAAACTCAAACTCGATGCTAACGGCAATGTGGTCGTTGAAAACGGTATGCCTGTGTTCGTCCATGACGACGGCAAAGAAATCCCGTTCGACGCGGTCGCAGCGATGAACAAAATCACCTCTCTGAACGGTGAGGCCAAAACTCATCGTGAGGCGAAGGAAGCGGCAGAAGCCGGTCTCGCGAAATTCGCTGGCATTACCGACCCGACCAAGGCGCTCGAAGCCCTGGAAATGATGACCAAAATTGACCAGAAGAAGCTGATCGACGCTGGTGCCGTTGACCAGGTGAAGGCCGAAATTACTAAAGCCTTCCAGCAGCAGCTGGACGAAGCGAATGGCAAGAGCCAGACGCTGGAGACTCAGCTTTATAACGAGATGATCGGCGGCCGCTTCGGTGGCTCGAAGTTCATTTCCGAGAAGATGGCGATCCCGGCTGAGTTCGTGCGTTCCCACTTCGGGCAGAACTTTAAAATCGAAGACGGCAAGGTCGTTGCCTACGACGGCCAGGGTAACAAGGTGTTCTCCCGCACCAAGCCCGGCGAGCTGGCTGGCTTCGACGAAGCGCTGGAATCTCTGGTCGAGTTGCATCCGCAGAAAGACTACATCCTCAAAGCGTCCGGCAATAGCGGCGGTGGCTCTCACCAGTCGCAGCATCAGGTCGGGCAAAAAACCATGAAACGCGGTGCGTTTGACGCTCTGGATGGCGCAGGCAAGCAGGCTGCGCTGAGCGACGGCGTCAGCATCGTCGATTAATCGAAAGGATATTTTGAATATGAGCAATACGCTTACTGGGTTGATTCCTACTCTGTACACCGCACTGAACCGCGTATCCCGAGAGCAAGTGGGCTTCATCCCTGCCGTTGCGCGCAACGCGAAAGCTGATGCTGCGGCTAAAGACCAGACCGTCACCGCACCGGTTGCGCCGCCGACCACCACCGTTGATATCACCCCTGCGGCAACGGCACCAAACGACGGCGATCAGAATATTGGCACCGTGGATGTCAAAATCACCAAATCCAAAATGGCCCCGGTCAAGTGGAACGGTGAGGAGCAGCTGGCTATCGGGCCGTCAGGTAACTACGACGTCATCCTGGCTGACCAGTTCTCCCAGGCCTTCCGTGCGCTGAGCAATGAAATGGACGCTGACCTGGCGGCGCTGTACTACAAATCTTCTCGTGCTGTCGGTGCGCCGAAAGATACGCCGTTCAGCATTAAAGACGATCTGTCTGATGCAGCGCTGGCCCGCCAGATTCTGGTGGATAACGGTGCGCCAACTACCGACCTGCGTATGGTGCTGGGCGGTGAGGCGATGGCCTCCATTCGCGGTAAACAGTCCGTACTGTTCAAAGCGAACGAAGCTGGTACCGACCAGTTGCTGCGCGAAGGTGTAATCGGGCGCGTGATGGGCTTCAACCTGCACGAATCTGCCAACATCAAGCGCACGGCGAAAAGCACCGCTGCTGGCTACAAGGTAAACGGCGCGAAGAAAGAAGGTGACATCATTGTTGCTATCTCTGCGGGTACCGGTGGTATCGCTGTCGGCACCGCAGTGAAGTTCGACGGTGACGACAATAAGTATCTGGTTGTGGCCGCAACCTCTTCCAGCATCACCATTGGTGCGCCGGGCCTGCGTCAGGATCTGGCAGACCAGGCTGCCGTCACTGTCCTGGCTGAGTTCGCACCAAACATGGCATTCGACCGCAATGCGTTCCTGCTGGCGTGTCGTACCCCAGCCATGCCGAAAGGCGGCGACACCGCCGACGATGTGATGAACGTGACCGACCCGGTATCCGGCATCACCTTCCAGATCGCGCTGTATCGCCAGTATCGCCAGGTGCGTTATGAAGTTGGTGTGGCGTGGGGTGTCGCATCCGTGCAGCCTGAGCATTCCGCCATCATCATGGGCTAACCGTGGGGGCTTCGGCCCCTTTGTTTTTCAGGAGGCCCAATGGCCGGATTAACCAAAGAACAACGCGTACAACGTGATGCTGAAAAGCTTGCCGCGCAGATCGGCGCTGAGCAAACTCCTGCCCAGCAGGAACAGCAGCAGGAACAGCAGCAGGAACAGCAGCAGGAACAGCAGCAGGAACAGCAGCAGGAACAGCAGCAGGAACAGCAGCAGGAACAGCAGCAGGAACAGCAGCAGGAACAGCCTGCTATTGAGCTGGTGGTAATGGTGCGTGATGCCCCAGAATTCCCCGGCGGCCCGCTGAGTGCTGATGTTCACCCTGACGAAGTCGATAACTGGCTGGCGCTGGACTGGCGTCTGGAGGAGTAACCATGCTGGTTGCCGATCCCCATTCGTCGGACTTCAACACCTACGCCAGTATTGTCGATCTGCGTACGTTCGCTACGGGGCGCGGTTATACAATTCCCGCTGATGATGCAGAGTGTGGGAAGTTGCTGATGCAGGCGATGGACTATCTGGAAGGTAAGTCATGGCGCGGACAGCGCAGCGATGCTTCACAACCGTTGTGCTGGCCCCGAACTGGCGTACGTTTTGGTGGCGCTGACCTGCCGGATGATTCCATCCCGAAACGCCTGGTTGACGCACAATGCCGCCTGGCTATCGAGTCGCAGGAGATTGACCTCACGCCGTCGGTTGCTGGTGGTGGGGCGGTAATCGCTGAGAGCGTACAGGGTGCGGTGTCCGTGCAGTACGAGCCGGGAACGAATAAGGCCACGCCGTCATTACCCTGGCTTTATTCATCGCTGCGCGGGATGGTGGTGAGCGGCAATCAGATTCGCATCGAAAGGGGAGGCTGATATGCCAATCGACTACCGACGCATGCGAAACACCGCGACCCGGCTACTGACCGAGAACGGGAAGGCATACCAGCTTACCCGCGGCGGCAGCACAGTCCGTGACCAGTTCGGCAAAGAGGTCACAACTCCGGCAATCACTGCGACCGTCACCGGAGTTATAACCCAATACTCCTCCCGAGAAATTGATGGCTCTCTGATCACCACCGGCGATAAGAAGCTGGCGGCTACGTTTGAAACTGAAGTACGTATCGATGACCGCATTGAAATCGACGGCAAAAAATGGCGCGTTGTGCAGCCGAATCCGATTAAGCCTGCCGATGTGCTTATCTCCTATAACATCCAGTTGAGGGCGTAACTATGACCGGTTCTGTTAATCAGCCGTTCTTGGCTGCCATTCAGCTGTTCGTTGACGGTTCGAAGCAGGAGATGGACGAGGTGGTGCGCCGGACGGGCATTAAAATTCTTGGGCAACTGGTTGAAATGTCCCCGGTGGGCCAACCGGATATCTGGCAGGTCAACCAGACTGCGACGGCGTACAACACTGCGGTGCGGGAGCATAACGCGACCCTGCGTGATGATCCTGCCAACATGACCAAAGCAGGGCGACTCAAGCGCGGTCTAGCGGTCAATGACTCGATGGACATCAAAAAGCCAGAGGGTTACGTCGGCGGGCGCTTCAAAAACAACTGGTATGTCGGGTTCGACAGCCAGCCAACCCAATCCAACGATACACCGGACGCTTCCGGGCAAGGTTCGAACTCCCGCGGCCTGGCGGTACTGGAGGTGTTTAGGGTGGGGCAGGTCAACTCGATTTACTTCACCAATAACCTGCCTTATGCGCAAGCGCTGGAGAACGGCCATTCTGGTCAGGCGCCAGGTGGCATTGTTGGCATTACTGCACTGGACGCCGCGCAGCTGTTCCGCGAGGCAATGAGCGAGGTGCGCAATGGCCGGTGACCAGTCAATGCGGGTCGCTGAGCTGCTGGAAAGCCGTGTCGCGGTTATCTGCTCTTCGCTCGGGCTACCAGTGGCTTGGCCGAACCTCGCGTTTACTCCCCCTGATGATTCGCCATACGGGCGTGTTTATGTTCTGCCTGCGCAAACCGCGGGGCAGGACCTGGAAGGCCAGTTGCGTACGTACCATGGTATTCTGCAGCTCAATATCATCGCGCCTGCCGGCAGCGGCGTGACCCTGGCCCGAGGGTTGGCAAAGTCTGTCGCTGACGCCTTCCCTGAAGGACTGCCGCTGGTGGATGGTGATCTGACTGTGTACATCAACGGGCCGCCTCAGGTGCGCACGCCGATTCAGGATCGCCCAACGTCAGAACCAAACGGCAGTAGCGGCTCCATCACCTATACCACCCCCATCAGCATGCAGTACCGCGCTGATTACTGACCCGCCACCCGGCGGGTTTTTTATCACCTCATTTCAGGAGAATGCAATGGCATTCGCAATCCCCAACGGGTCACGTGTAAACGTGGCCAAGGCCTATCTTGCGCCGATTGTATTCACAGCAGCCTCTAACGCGACGGAATGCGAACTGACTGTTGCCTCAGCTGCTGGCATTCTGGCGGGGGACGTTGTCCAGGTCAGTTCTGGCTGGCTGAAGCTTGATAACATGGTGCTGCGAGTTAAATCTGTAAGTGGCACCAAAATCATTCTGGAAGCGTTCGATACAACCAATACCGCTAAATTCCCTGCGGGCACTGGCGCGGGCACACTGCGTAAAATTGATTCCTGGATCACTATGCCGCAGGTCATGACGTTGTCCACCGAAGGCGGTGACCAGCAAACCATCTCCATCCAGTTCCTGGAAGATGACAAGGCTCGTACCATCCCGACGTTTAAAAACGCCGTGGTTCAGGTTTACACCTTTGCGCATGACCCGCAACTGGCAATTTACAAGCGCCTGAGCGACCTAGACGAATCCAGCGACACAACAGCGGTGTGGTTCCACAATCCGCGCGGTAAAGCAGATCGCTATTACTCTGCCAAAGTGTCATTCCAGAAGGTGCCGCGCACCGAAATCAACGCCGTGGAAAGTAACGAAGCGCGTATGAACTTCGAGTCGGATATGCAGATTTACCCGATCGCTGATTCCTCAGCAGTGCCACTGGCGTTTCTGACCGACCTGCCTGCCACTAAGTCTGCGGCAGTTGGCTCAGCGCTGGACCTTGCTGTGGTCATGCAGGGCGGTTCCGCGCCTTACACCTACGTGTGGAAAAAGGGCAGCACAGCAATTCCTGGCAAAACCGCATCGACGTTCAGCATCCCGTCGGTTGCGTCCGGTGATGCTGGTTCGTACACCTGTGAAGTCACCGATGCCGCAGGCAAGACGCTTACTTCTGCTGCGTGCGCCGTCACCGTCAGCTAAACATGAAAACCCGGTTCGCCGGGTTAACATCATGCTTGAACAGCTCTCCTTTGAAATATGTTTTTCTCATAATGGAGCCGTATCAATTGTGTTTACAATGGAGTTCGGTAGTACTTACTCAAAGTAAACCTCTGAATTTTTTGCTAAAGATCATTGCTAATCCTGTCGATAACTAATGCGATTTTTTAAGTCAAAACTAAAGTCGATTGATGCAGGAGAGGTGTTTATGAACTTTATTATTTTTTTACTGGCTGTTGTCGTTGCTGTTTTAGTGTTTAGAAAATCCAAAGGCAGATCATTGGCGAAAGGTCGAAGCAAATTAAGAGCGGCCGTAACTGCATTTGCGTTATCTTTTCTTTCTTTCATCATCCTTATTTCGTTTGGAAGTCATGAGCAATCTTCAGTCCAGGAGAAAACAGTATCTTCTCTTAAGGATTCAAGCGGAGAGAAAGTTGAATTTGACTTAGTGGATAATTTTCAGAAGTCTGTCTTTGATGAAATTAAAGCCATGCCAAATGATGCCAGCAATTCTAGAGAAGTTTTTGATAGAGATAGAGCTTTATCCATCTTTAAAGACTATGGCGTTCGCATGAAGGATTTTGACTCAAGTGTCAAAGACATTTGTAGTGCTGGGTATAACAAATGGCAGTCCTTCTATAAGTACGAAACAAGCACATGGTTACCTTTAAATTCTGACAATTACATTGTCCAGGCTGAGGTTGAGCGAAGGGATGCCTTTAATAAAAAGAATCTGGAAATGCTCAAGATTGAAACGAAAAAAATGATGGATTGCTTCTTTTATGAGTCTCAGAAATTACCTCAACACATTGCCCGTCAGAAACGGGATGTATAAGGGTTAGAAGGATTCTTAAATTAGGTTTGATGAGTAATAATTAATTACGCCAATAATCCCAAGCCTCAAGTGGTCGAGGTTTTTAAGAATTATAAATTCAAATTATCATTCACTTTAACAACCCGCTCCGGCGGGTTTCTTCTTTTCTAAGGAGTCGAAATGACCCAATTTTCCCTGATCCCAAACCCAACGTTCTCCGCAACGGCCAGCATCCCTCAAGCTGGTAAAGAAGACGGTAAACTTACCTTCACCTTCCGCCATAAGACCTTGGAAGAGCTGCGTGCTATGGACGAGCAGCTGCAAAAAAAAGTCGATGGTAAAAAGACCCCTATTGCGCCGCAGGCCGCCTATCTGATGGAAATTGTCGAAAGCTGGGCGCTGCCGGATGACTTTACTCGCGATAATGTGATCGTCCTACTGCAGAACTATCCGCGAGCGTTCGACAGCATCGGCCTGGCCTACACCAAAGAGCTGATGGGCATCCGCGAAAAAAACTAAGGCAGGTCGCCGCAGCGATGTATACGCCGGGACCGACGCTCGCGGAATTAGCCGCTTTTGGTTTAACGCCTGAAGACGTGGAGGAAGATGTGGGGATCCTGCCATCCATATGGGAGGCCTTTACCATCTTCTCCACGCTGGCGACCCAATGGCGCGTCGGCGCGAGCGGTGCGACCGGCCTTGATTACAACGTTCTCCCCTGGGTGTTTCAGTTGCACGGGGTGGAGGATGCGGCGGCCTGCATGGCTGATATTCGAATCATGGAAAGCGAGGCTCTCAAAGTGATGCATAAGGAGACGGCCTGATGAGTGACCAAATCGCCTCGATCACATTGCGTGCTGACGTATCCGATCTGAAAACAGCCAGCAATGAACTGGATAAACTCGGTGAAGCCGCGGCGGGAGCCGTAGGTAAAGCCGATGACCTTAACAGTGTTTTTCGTGCCGGCGCGGAGTCTGCTAAGCAGGGCAGTGAAGGCATCAAAGAGCAGCAGGCCGCGCTGAAAGGGTTGCTGGAGAACATCGACCCAGTAAACAAAGCGCTGAACCGGCTTGACGAGCAGCAGGCAGCGCTGCGTAACTTTCAGGCTAAGGGCTTTCTTGATACTGATTCGTTCCAGGCCTATAACAAGATCCTCGATGACACCCGGCTGAAGCTTACCGACACCGGAGAAGCAGCAGCGAAAGCTCAGGCAGAACTGGCCGTAACCCAGGCAGCTGAGAAACAGTCCGCAGCGCTGAAAAATCTTCTAGGATCAATCGACCCGACGATCCGCGCGTTCAACTCTCTGGATGAGCAGCACGCGCAGCTGGTGGCACACTTCGAATCGGGGCGTATCAACAGCGCTCAATTTGAGCACTTCAATACAATCCTGAACCAGACGCGTGAGCGGCTCTCTGGCGTGGCTGATGTGTTGCCTGAAGCATTATCACGACAAGAGTTAGCCGCTAGGCGCGCGGGGATCTCCGTGGGCCAGTACAGCGCGGCCATGCGCACGCTGCCTGCACAGTTCACCGATATTGCCACGCAGCTCGCCGGTGGGCAGTCTCCATTCCTGATCCTGCTTCAGCAGGGCGGACAGATTAAAGACCAGTTCGGAGGGGTAAAAGGTGCTCTAACGGGCGTTGGTGATTATCTACGCACACTAATTGGCTTTGTTAACCCTCTCACGATCAGCCTAGCTGGGTTAACCCTTGGCGCAGGCGCATTGGCCGTTGCCTGGTATAAGGGGAGCCAAGAAGCGAGTGAATTTAACAAGCAACTGATTCTGACCGGGAGTTATACAGGTAAAACAGCTGCAGATCTGGCAAACGCGGCAGAACGCATTGGCGGGAGCACCGGAAAGGTAGCGGCCTCTGCTCAGGCACTTTCAGCAGCTCTCGCTACCGGCTCTTTTAAGGGTAATGCACTTGAGATGGTTGCGGCCTCAGCTGTAGCAATGGAAAGCGCTACGGGGCAGGCCATCGATAAAACGATAGCGGACTTCAAACGGCTCGCAGATGATCCGGTTAAAGCGTCTATCGCACTGAATGAGCAATATCATTATCTGAACGCAACCATTTACGATCAGATTGTTGCCCTACAAAAGCAAGGGGATGCGACTGGTGCGGCGAAACTGGCTATCGATACCTACGCCAACACAATGAAGAGCCGCACCACTCAGATTAAGGAAAATCTGGGGGATATTGAGCGCCTGTGGAAAGCGATTAAGGACTCTGCTGCATCAGCTTGGGATCAGATGCTCAACGTGGGCCGCCAGGTTACGCCAGAGGACACACTGAAGGGGCTTAGAGAGCGCCTGAAGGCGCAGCAGGAAACGCTAAATACACTGCAGAACAGCGCTGCAGCAAGCCCCGACTACGGGTTTGGACGGCAAAGCGCCAACTTCCAGGATGCTGCTGCTGCTCAGCGCCGCAAGGATCAGGAAGCGTTGGTGGATTCGACCAGGTCGCAAATCAGCGCACTGGAGAAAACGCTGACATTGCAGGCTCAATCAGCCAAACAGAAGGAAAGAGAGGCTGAGGCTAATCAGCGCGATCTTGATGCATCTCAGCGGCGTGACGCCAACCTTGAGCAGTTTGAATCCAATGCGGTAAAGCGTGCAAGGGAGCTCAAGCAGCTTGCTGCGGATCGAGCCAAGTATACTGACTCTGAATACCAGATGATTAAATCTGGTATTGAGAAACGCTACGCTGACGCCAAAACCCCTAAAACCCCATCGACCAAAGTTGATACCGGCACGCGCAGCCTCGATAGCACTAATGCTGAAACCCTCTCATTACAGGCTCAGCTGAAGACTCTTCAAGACCATCGCGATCTAAATGATGTGATCAGCCAGCAGCGCAAGCAGCAATGGGAGCTAGTGTCGAAATTCAGCATCCTGGAAGAGGCATCTAAGACTCGAGCGTTATCCAAGGATGAGCAATCCCTGCTGTCTACTAAAGACCGCGTACTGGCTCAGGCTGAAGTAAACGCTGGATTGGGTGATCAGATTGCCATTCAGGAGCGGCTAAACCGCTTGCAGGATAGCTCTCAGAAATATGTTACCCAAATGACCGAGAAAACGGTAGCTCTTGGGGATAGCGCTGGATTAAGTGGCAGACAGGCGCAGCGACTGCGGGAAGAAGCGCAACTTCGTCAAGGATGGTTGAACGGCGGTGGTAAGCTCGAAGATGATGGATATCAGAAGGAATTGGTAGCGCTTCGTAATTACTATGCTGAAGAGGATAAGCTGCGTGGTGACTGGAAGTCTGGCGCATTAAGCGGTTGGAATGAATATCTCGAAGCCGCCACTGATACGTATGGTGCAGTGAAAAATGTGGCAAGCTCGACGCTTACAGGGTTATCCGACATGCTGACCGATCTTATGATCACCGGCAAGGCGTCGATCAAGTCGTTCGGCATGTCGATGCTGAAGATGATCGCTGAAGTCGTTAACCGACTCATGGTTGCTTATGCGGTGCAGGCTGCAATTGGATGGATTAGCGGTGGTGCAGGTGGGGGTTCCACTCCTGGCGGTGCATATTCAAGCGCTGCTTCTGGCGTAACTTTCAACGCTAAAGGCGGCGTATATGATTCGCCTGGCCTCAGCAAGTATGTCAACGGGGTCTATGACTCTCCACAGTTTTTCACATTCCAGGGGGCGTCTAAGTTCGCTAAGGGGGGCGTATTTGCCGAGGCAGGGGCGGAGGCAATCATGCCATTGGCAAAAGATTCGTCCGGGCGTTTGGGGGTGCGTGCTCAGGGCGGCGGTGGGATGGCTCCGGTCATTAACACCACTGTGAACGTCGATGCTGGAGGGTCGGCAACTGCCCATACGTCCAGTTCCGGCGATGCTATGGGGCGCGCGCTTGCAGACGAAATGCAAAATGCTGCTCTTCAGGTGGTACAAAAGCACCTTAAGCCTGGCGGCATGATCTACAACTTCACTAAAGGCAGATAGTGTTTGCATCATCCCCTGGTTATCATGCGCTAAAGCACGCTAATTAAGGGGATGATAGTGAAGCGAGTAATGTTGATATTGGGACTGGTTAGTTTGGTTGGGTGTTCCAATTCGCCAGTTAATGCAGGGAAGGCAGAGCAGGTCAAAGCTGAAAAGCAATTTGCTTACAAGACTCCGATTGAAGACGGGGCACAAGTGACGTTCATCCGTGATTCAGGGTTTATTGGATCTGGGTGTGATTACCTAATTAATGTCAATGGAATCAAGGGTGCAAGCCTGGGGGCAGGCGAGAAGGTTACGCTTAATTTACCTCAAGGGAGTGCAAAAGTTTTGGGAACCTTTGATTGCCCTATTGGTGCCCCGATGAAAACCTCGTTAACTCTGCCCGTCATGAGTGGTGTAAGCAGCTTTGTCCGCATCAACACATCTAACACTGGTGGAACAGTCACGTTAGAGGAAACTTCATCAGATAATCCTACTTTCACGTGCCCACTGCTGTCTAAAAGCTATGACACCACTAAGGCGTGGGCCAAAAACGACATGATTAATTTCATGCGCCAGACTGCTGATTTAACTGCAATACTGAGAAATAAGGCTAGAGGGTTATCAGTTAAATATAACGATGAAACTCTTAATTCTTGCCTACTCAAATCTTCAGGTGATTTAAAAAGAGTATCAAAGACTCCGTTCTCAGCGCTTAAAGAAAAAGCATCGGGAGAGGAAGAAAAAGCAGCTCTAATTGACGCGTACAGCAAATATCTTTCGGTTATAGACCCGACAATGAGCATTAATCAGATTGATATGATCAAAGCGTCATTCAGTGCTGCAGTTAATAAGTACGAGCTTCTTTAGCAAACCAAGCCCATCAACAACACAACCGAACTCAAGCCTCGCTAGCGCGGGGCTTTTTGGCATATAGTCGATTGAGATCAATGAATCAGCATTTGCCGTTGCGCCTGTGCTATCTACTGATAGGATTAATCTTATCTTTAACTGATGGGATAGGGATGTGAAGAAAATTCTTGTTGTTCTATTGGTATCACTTTTCTCGCTAACAGCAACGGCAGCAAACAAACCATGCTCAGGTAAGAAAGGTGGAATATCGCATTGCTCAGGTGAAAAGTTTGTTTGTAATGATGGAACTATCAGCAAGTCTAAGAAGGTTTGCCAGAAGTAGCTGTTTATAAATGGCTCTCAATATCAAATTCAAACCCAGCTTCGTCTGGGTTTTTTTATGGAGCAAATATGGCCGTTGAAACATACAACTGGCGCTCGCAACTCGGCGCTGGCGCTATTGAATACAGCCAGGCGGTGCGCGCGGCGCAGTTCGGTGATGGCTATGAGCAGGTTGCCGAGAATGGCATTAACTCCACTGCTATTCAGGTCCCAATGAAGCACACAGGGACAGAGGCGGAAGTTAATGCCGTCCGCACATTCCTTCTTGCTCATACCGTGAAGGCCTTCATCATTACCCCGCCAGGCGAAGAGCTGGGGCTTTACCGTGTTGTTGCGGATTCAGTGCGCAAGAACCAGATTAGCAGCAAGTTTTCTGAGCTGACATTCACCATCAAACGAGCTTACGGGGTTTACGCATAATGGCATTTGTCGATCAGGCGGCGATGCTGGCACCGGGCGGTAGAGTCCGCCTGGTCGAAGTAGACGCTACAGAGTTCAGCGGTGGCATTCACCGTTTTCACTACTCACCATTCCCCCATACGCCGGCGGAAATTGATGCCGCGAATGCCGATGAGAATAAGCTCGGGCCGAAGCCAATTATCTGGAGTGGAAAGACTTTCGATTTTTGGCCGTTTCAGCTGACGGGTCTAGCGCTTTCAACTGATCAAGCGGCAGAGCCAACACTTAGCGTATCGAATTTGGATGGTCATATCACTGCGCTGTGCCTTCAGTTCAAAGATATGGTCAATGCGAAGGTAAGCATCATTGATACATACGCTCTTTATCTCGACTCGGGGAATTTCCCCGGAGGTGATAATCCCACAGCAGACCCCTCCATGTTTACGCTTCAGACCTTCTGGCTGGACACTAAAACCTCTGAGGACGATGAGGTGGTTTCATGGTCTCTTAGCAGCCCCGCAGACCTGCAAAGCTTGGTGATTCCCACCAGACAAATCACCTCGTTGTGTGAGTGGGCGCTGCGTGGCCAGTATCGAAGCGGTGACGGCTGTTCATATAATGGTAAGGCGTATTTCGATGCAAAGGGCAACGCAGTATCGGATCCAGCTCTCGATGTGTGCGGAGGCTGTCTGTCTGATTGTCGAAAGCGTTATGGCGCAGGGATGGCGAATCCCAACGCGGCAGTTCTCGACTTTGGCGGCTTCCCGGCAACAGTACTCTTCACCCGATAACCGGACATCATAATGAATAAAACGATAATGGAAGCTATCCGGGCGCATGCGCTGGAGGACTCCCCGCGGGAATGCTGCGGCCTCGTCGTTCAAACAGGGCGGCGCCACCGTTACATCCCGCTGCCAAACAGTCACAAAATACCAACTGAGCATTTCCGCATTGATGGCGAGCACTGGGCGAACGCCGAGGATGCCGGCACGATAGTCCGTGTTATTCACTCGCATCCAGGCGACGGTGCCCGGGCTATACCCTCAGACCTCGATCGGCAACAATGCAATCAGTCCGGTGTTATATGGGGTATATACGCACCAGACTCCGACGATTATGCCGAAATCACGCCTGATGCAATTCCGATGATTGGCCGACCATTCATTCTTGGCTCTCACGACTGTTGGGGGCTGGTCATGGACTGGCACGCAACGCAGGGTGTGACGCTGACCGATTTCCGCGTCGATTACCCCTGGTGGGAAAGTCAGTATTCGGACGACCTCTATTTCGAAAACTGGGAGAAAGAGGGGTTCGTTGAATGCGATTTGATGCCGGGCTGCATGGTGATCATGCAGGTGGAATCCGCTAAGTGGAACCATGCGGGGATTATCACTGAGCAGGGCGAACTGCTTCACCACCTTTACGGGCAGCTTTCCTGTATTACTCCGTATTCCCGCGGCTATTTCAAAGACAGGACGATGATCTGCGTTCGCCATAAAGACCTGGATCGGGAGTTAAAACCATGGCGCGTTTAACAACGATTCGCCTGTACGGCGCGTTAGGGGCTCGATTTGGTCGGGTACACAAGCTCGCGGTACAAACGTCAGCTGAAGCAGTGAAGGCGTTGTGCATCAACTTCGACGGCTTTGAAGATTACCTCATGAACGCCAAAAAAAACGGCATGACCTTCGCAGTGTTTCGGGGAAAGCGCAACATATGCGTGCAGGATTTCAAAGAACTCGCAGGTGATAGCGATATTCGTATTGCGCCTGTAATGGAAGGCGCGAAAAAGGCGGGGGTTTTTCAGACCATCCTCGGGGCTGTAATGGTGGTTGTAGGGGTTGTTATGACTGTCATTTCAGGTGGTACCGCGTCACCATTGGCAGCTTCACTAATGGTTTCCGGTGTCGGTATGATGGCAGGTGGCATTTACCAGATGCTTTCTCCACAGCCAAAAGGATTACAGGGGCGAGACGATCCTGATAATAAGCCAAGCTATGCCTTCGGCGGCTCTGTAAATACCCTGGCGATGGGCAATCCGGTAGCGCTGCTGTATGGCGAGCGCGAGATTGGTGGCGCCATTATCTCAGCCGGGATCGTGGCAGAGGACATCTGACCTCGACTCACTCTTCATTTAGCACCCGATCGGGTGCTTTTTTATGGATGCAATATGGCAACGATTACTGGTGCAAAAGGTGGAAGCCAGAAGCAGCACACGCCTGTAGAACAGCCTGATTCAGCACAATCTATGGCGCGCTGCCGCATGCTACTGGCACTGGGGGAGGGCGAATTTGCTGGCGGGCTGGACGCTTCACGTATTTTCCTGGATGGCACGCCATTGGGTAATTCCAGTGGCGCTATGAATTTCGAGAACGTCTCCTGGGACTTCCGGCCAGGCACGCAGACTCAAAAACCGATTCCTGGATTTCCTGCTGTCGAGAACGAAACCAGTATTGGTGTTTCTTTGACAAAAGTTACCCCTTGGACAAGGGCTCTCAGTAATACTCAGATCGATGCTGTGTTGGTGCGTATTGGTATTCCTGGACTCCAGCAGCAGGAGAATGACGGTGACATTGTTGGTACCACCGTAAAGTATCACATCGATCTGTCAGTAGATGGTGGCTCGTTCAGAACTGTCATGACTAAGACAGTAGCCGAAAAACTCAGCTCGCTTTACGAAATCACCCATCGCATTAACCTGCCTGATGCCAATACTGGCTGGCAAATCAGGGTGGTTAGAGATACCGCCGACAGCACTAGCCAGATGCTGCAGAACAAAACGCAGGTACAGGCTATAACTGAGGTTATCGATGCCCGCCTGCGTTATCCACACACAGCACTGCTGTATGTGTCCTTCAACGCCAAATCCTTCAACAACATTCCGAAGGTGTCCTGCAAGCCGAAGGGGAGGGTAATCCGCATCCCCTCGAACTATGATCCTGTTAATCGCGTCTACATGGGAACCTGGAATGGAACGTTCAAGTGGGGTTGGACGAACAACCCTGCGTGGATTTGGTTCGACGTCCTGACTGAACCACGTTTTGGTCTTGGTCGCCGAGTGACCGCAGATATGCTGGATAAATGGGAGCTTTACCGTATTGCCCAGCGCTGTGACCAGAAAGTGCCGGACGGCCGAGGGGGCAGCGGTACGGAAGCGCGTTTCATGTTCGACGTGTATATCCAGTCGCAGGCTGATGCATGGCAGGTGATCAAGGACATTGCCGCGGGTTTCAACGGCATGACCTTCTGGGGCAACAACATGTTCAATATCGTCTCGGACATGCCGGCAGATACATCCAAACTGCAAATCCTTACCCGGGCGTCGGTGGTGGGTAAGCCGGTTTACTCGAGTGGCAGCGAGAAAACTCGTTTCTCAAGCGCGCTCATCAACTTCAGCGACCCGGAAAACCATTATCAGGATCGCACTACCGCGGTGATGTTTCCTGACCTGGTTAAGCAGTTCAAATTTAAGCAGACGCAAATCACAGCGATCGGGTGTACACGCGAGAGCGAAGCGCAGCGCCGAGGTGGGTGGGCGGTTTATTCTAACTCACTGGATCGCATCATTACACTGCAGACCGGATTGGATGGCTTCACCTTTGTGCCTGGCACCGTCTTCGCCTTTGCGGATGAACGGTTATCTGGGCGAGTATATGGCGGTCGTGTAACGGACTATAACGCTGGGATTAGGGCTGTAACAACCGATCGAGGAACAAGCGCCGTCGCGGGTGACACACTGATGATTCGCACCCAGGGTGGCGTAGTAGAAAGCCGGATTATCCAGGCGGTCAACGGCACCCAGTTGATTGTGTCCACAGCATTTACAGCAGCGCCAGCACCAAACGCCGTATTCGTAATTGATGCGGGCCAACTGCGTTTGCAATATTTTCGCGTAACGAATCTGACCTTTAACGATGAGGAGAATACTTTCACCATCACAGGCGCCGAGTATAACGCGTCAAAATACGATGCAGTTGATAATAATACTCGTCTGGATACACCGCCGATTAGTCTGATCCCGACAGGTATCGTTTCTCAACCTCGTAACATCACGATCTCAAGTTATGATTCAGTACGGCAGGGGCAGCGCATTGCAACGATGATCTCTAAATGGGATCCGCCAGTTGATAAAGACGGTAAGGTGCAATCGGATGTTGTCGCATATCAGATGCAATGGAAGCGTGGGAATAACGAATGGATAAACATGCCGCAAACGGGACTCAGAAATCTTGAGGTGTCAGGTATTTTTGAGGGTGATTATCTTGTTCGTGTTCGGGCCATCAACTCAGGCGGTGCATCCAGTCTTTGGGCGACATCTGCGCTTACGCATCTGAAGGGGCGCATTGGGGACGTTCCTAAGCCCGTTGGACTACGGACTACGGCCATAAACTGGGGTATACAGGTTGACTGGTCTTTTCCACAGGACACGGATGACACTTTACAGACGGAGCTCCATTATTCAGTAAATGGTAGCGGCGATAATCCGTTACTGCTCTCAGGTGTTCCTTACCCTCAGCATACCTATACACAAATGGGTCTGAAGGCAGGTGTTGAATTTTGGTACCGTGCAAGACTGGTTGACCGCATTGGCAATACGAGCGATTGGACTGACTGGATCCGAGGGATGTCCAACGATAACGCCGATGACTACCTGGGCGATATTGCGGATGGTTTCCTGACCTCTGCTGACGGGGATCGGCTCACTGGTGACATCGATACTAATCTCGAGGCCGCACTGCAGAACGCGCTGGCCAACCACGGAACCGCTGAGCATCAATGGGCGCAATACGGTGAAGTGCGCGCCGATATCCTGATTGTTAAAACGACCATCGCTGATGTTGATAAGGCGATGGCTGAATTGTCAACGCAGGTCCAGGCGCAGATTGATGACGTCACCGCCTCACTAGAGGATAAGCTCACGGCGGTGGTGGATGCGGATGGTGCCACCGCGATTTACACGCTGAAAACGGGTGTGCGTATCAATGGCATAACCTACAACGCCGGGATGAGCATTGCTGTACTCGCTCAGGCGGGGCAGCCAGTGGTGACGCGCATTGGGTTTAACGCTAATCAATTCGTTCTCATGAGCGGCAGCGGTGACACGCAATATTCTCCCTTTGCTGTCGTGAACGGTCAGGTATTCATCAGTTCTGCATTCATCCAGGATGGCACCATCACCAATGCCAAAATTGGCGCATTTATTCAGTCCAACAATTACGTGCCAAACGTCTCTGGCTGGAGGCTCGACAAGGGAGGTACGTGGGTTAACTACGGCAGCGACTCTGAGGGTGCCAGAAAGACAACCAATGTCACGGACAGCATCAGGGACAGAAACGGGGTTCTTCGTGTCCAGATTGGCAAACTGACGGGGGTATTTTAATGGCATGGGGCATTCAGACATGGGATGAGAATGGAGCGCCCAACAACTACGGCATAAAGCCGGTGTCCGTGGTGGGGCGAATCCCCCTGGCTTTCGGCCAGATGTCAGGGAGCTGGTCCTTTACAATCCCCTCCGGAATGAAGGTCGGATTTACGGTATCACTTGATGAAGGGGCGACGAGTGTAGGACGCCGAATTGTCGCCTCTGGAAATACTATAACCGTTACCAGTGCAAACACGGCTGGACTGGGTAATTATCCAGCGTCTAAATGTGAAATTATCGTTTTCATGGAGAAATTATAATGTCGGACTACGGTGCGTTGATTTCTCTGGAGAACGGGAATCCATTCATTACCCCACAGTCCACACCGTTTTGCCTGTACAGAAAGGTTGTGGTTAACTCCTCGGCCAGTGGTGCTTATCATGGTGCATCTGCAACGGTAGCCTTAGATCCGTCCTACCCGGCCATGGTGTTCTGCAAAACGAGCAATACAGCGCAACCCACTACGGTCGGAGCAACACGGTCTGGTGGGAATATTATTATTGGCTCAAACAATGCTTACGGGCAGTCACACACCTTAACGGCTTATGTCTTCGCCATTTTCCCGCAAACACTGCCTAAATGGGGATTTGCTATCTGGGATGAGGCAGGCAAGCTGGTCTTGACTAACGAGAGCAGGGTGCTGAGTGACCTCGTTACCGTTGGGACACCTGGCGCAACAACCGGGGGGATTAACATCGACGTAACTCTGGCAGGGAGCTATGCAGTTGCCCCTGCCATTCTTGGCTCCCAGATAGTCCAGAACAACAATACTCAACCCCCCACGATAGTGAACATTACCGCCTACGCCGGATGCCGGTTTGACGGTTCGTCTACGCGGATTAACGCAGCACCTTCTACATCAGCATCCGGTTCTCCTGCGGGCGGGACAACCACAGGAATAGCCATTACAGCCATCAACACGGCTAATTATGATTAATTTGATCGTTTTAAACGATCAAATTATGGACATTGATCTGTTTAATCTATTTCCTATTATTTCGCCACCGGGGTATTTTTGAATAATTAATTTACTCCGGATGCAAAAATGAAAACGTGTTTAATCGGTATTGCGCTATGTTGCATACTTTCTTCATGCACAGGCCCCATTCTTGCTAAGCAGGACCCCGTATGTCAGGCCACCGCTTTCATGGGAGGGCAGGAGTATACCGTGCAGGTTTATGGCGTGCGTGAAGTGGCACATCAGACCGAATTCAGGGCGGGATATCCGTTTAACTGGCGATGGGTAAATAAGAATAATTTTACCCACACGACCTGTAAATAATACATCGTAATTACCTAACCCGCTTCGGCGGGTTTTTTATTGC